TTACACTTTTTGAAAATAAATGGCGGTGGGCGTAGGATTCGAACCTACGGAACCTCTCGGTTCAACGGTTTTCAAGACCGCCGCTTTCGACCACTCAGCCAGCCCACCTAGGATTAGTCTCTATAGAATCGATTAGGAATTTGAGCAGTTGTGTCGTCACGTAGCTCATTGGGATATTCTGGGGGAGACTTTCTTTCTAGATCTTCAATGAGTCGTGCAAGAGCGTTAAACGTCTGATTTAACTCTTTGATATTCTGTTGAAGTCGGTACATCTCGTTTACAATAGTCATATAATCTCCATAATAAAGAAGGGGAGTTGCCTCCCCATGTTGCTCCTGGGCACCACTGATTCAGTTATTTGAATAGAGGAATCAGACCCTATAGTTCATCTTCACTAACATAACGATTACGGTACGTCATGATGAATGCAGCTATACTTAGTAGAACGATACCACCCGCTTCATAAAGAATGATTGAAGGATCAAACTCTTTACTCTGCAAGATGATCATACGACTCAGTGCGGTAGTCGCAATAATGATTGGCAGTGTCGCAGGAATACGATGACTACGATAGAAGATCGCAACCATACCCACAACCTCTGCATAGATGAATAAGAGAAGCAGATCTGTCAATGCCACAGTTTGTGCGAGAATGAGACGATAGACCTCTTCTCCTACAGCAAACAGTGTTGCGAATACAATCGCAGCCAAGATCACTTCTTCAAACACATCAAATAGTTTAGACATCACAAAATACCTCGGCCGTTTTGTTCTTCCCACTTAGTGATGATATCTTTCAGAACGAGAGAGATCATTGATCCAAGATTCATACTCTTCTGATTAAAGTACTCAGACATCACGCTCTGAATTTCAGTATACGTTAGATCTTCTACTTTATGAACACCGAACGTCTCGCAGATGTGCCATTCTAAGTAACTCTGCATAGCATTACGTACGACTTGAGACATCTCATCTGCTCTGGGCAATTCAAATTTCATATTTAAATCTCTCGGCTATAATATGGACATATCCAGTTTGCGTCAGATTGGTGGGTATGCCATAGTTCTCACAATATTTCTGACAAGCACCTTCACTAGTAATTGCAGATACGAGACCCATGAACTCACCGTTGATATAGATCTTCCAAACGCCTATCATGCTTTCTTTGCAAAGATATCATCAAAATTGAGACCAGTATACCGAGAAGCACTCCTGCTATGTATGTTGTACCATCGCTCTCGTGCGCCGTACTCTGTCATTGAGTAGGTCAGACCTACCTGAATGCCTTTGTAAAAGATTTTCCATTCATGTATCATAACATTTCCTCAACTGGTCGGAGATGTAGGATTCGAACCTACGACCCCCGCATCCCAAATGCGGTGCGCTACCAGACTGCGCCAATCTCCGTTATCTTAACATTCTTAAACAAGTCAAGAATGAGTTCTCTGCAAGGCAGTCACTCCATGTGAAGTATACGTACCACACTATCATTGCAAAACCAAGTAAGATAGCAGACGCATAAATGCCCAATTGAAACCATTCTCTCATTTCTTAATCCTCTTATGTGTTGAGCAGTTTTCCTCATACTCAGGAGACGGGCGTAACGACCAGAGCGAGTTTAGAGTCGTCTCGGGACTAATTGGTGGGGAGGGGTGGATTCGAACCACCGAAGCTCGCGCATCAGATTTACAGTCTGGTCCATTTGACCGCTCTGGAACCTCCCCAGTTTTAGTCCAGAATAATCTCTTCGCGCTTCTTCTTAGCGGGTTGCTTCAGACCAAGTGCGATCTCAAGTCTTTCGATCTCCTTGTCCTTACGCTTCTGCCACTGTTGTTCAGTACGTCCGTTCTTTTCAAAGAACTGTGACGCCTGAAGACGTTCAAGTGCACCTTCACGTCGGCGCTTGACTACATGCTTGCCTCGCATATCAATCCTCTTGTTTTAGTGGTTCAAGTTCCTCATAGAGGACACACCACGTTTCAACTTTTTCCTGATCGGCACATATTAACGTACCGTACATAGGAACACATTTTTCTCGTATCACTACTCGTGAATCCCAATCAAGACAAATTCTATTATCTACTTCTGGGACCGTACAACCTACTATTATACTAAAACTTCCTACCACTGTCAATACTGCAATTAAAAGAAATCTCATAATTTTCTCTCGAAAGTTGGCGGAGCGGACGGGACTCGAACCCGCGACCCCCTGCGTGACAGGCAGGTATTCTAACCAACTGAACTACCGCTCCTAATAAGGTTTGAGGCCTTCTTTGCCTCGATGGTATCTCCCCCATATGCAGTGTGCAACTTCGTGTCCAAGTAACTCAGGTTCCCACTGCCACTCGGGATCCTTTATAAACACGGTACACTCGCCGGTCTCGGGTATCCAGAGAGTAAACGCACTCACTGAATCCCATTCTACTCCCAAGTTCTTTCTTCGGGCTGAGTTATATTCGGCTTCGTCTTTGAGTAAAACAAAATGAACTTGTGGATGCAAGTTCTCGTATTCCTTTTCTAGGAATTTATAATCATCCGCACCATAACGGTACGCGTTGGTGACACCCACTCCGGCACAACCGGAGAGAATTAAACTAATCGCTATCGTGAACGTGTAACTGAATAAGCGCATAATGAAGTACCTTTAGTAAGTCCTTTCGCGCATCGTCACGGTTCCCCTTCTTGCCGTAACGTTGTGCGTATTTTAAAACATTACCGATACAGAATCCTGTACCATGTCCCCCATCAATAATAAATTCGGTCGCCTGAAACTTCTCTTTGGCGTAGTGTTGATTGTATGTAGAGTCAATATATCTCGCAAATTCTGCGATCAACTTGTCCTCATTAAACTTGTAATCTATTGCTTTCTTTGACATTACCACTCCCTCAAAATAGTTGATGCGATCATAAACCCAGATACCGCGTTCAACATGATCAATGCACGATCCTTCCAGATGACGGACACCCACGTCCACAAGATGATTCCAACGAACCCGATCACCAAATCGTACATTCGGTAGTCAGGGCCTGCGGAACGCATAGCAAGGGATGCAAGTACAAAAAATGATGCGACCCACTTTAGGTACCAATCAAAGTTTTCTGGATACCACTCGCGATCTGGTTTGTTGCGACCGTCTGCTCTCACCATCGGGTCACCGCGTCCTTGTTTAGGCATTTAAACTCCCAGAGGATTGGTAGACTCAATCCGATCTTTTGCAATATTAAAGTATTTCTCTTCCATCTCAATTCCAATAAAGTTGCGATGAGTGTTCATACATGCAACTCCAGTAGTGCCACTACCCATCGTATTATCAAGAACAGTGTCACCTTCATTAGTATATGTTTTGATAAGATATTCCATCATCTCAACAGGTTTTTGTGTAGGGTGATGACCCTTCTCTTGTTTCCATCGTTGTACACTCTTAGGGTAGCGAGAACCATCTGGATTGTCACGATGCTTGGACTTTGCACTGCCGTAGACTTCACCAATCTTAGATTCTTCTGAAGAGAATCCACTGTAAGGTGTACTGTACCACATCTGTGGATTGTATGTGGGTTTCTCTCTATAGAACACAAGAACGTTTTCGTGAGACTTTAAAGGCATGATCTTAGCGTTCATTGGGTTGGTACCTTGCGGCTTCTCCCATATCCACTCATACTTTAAGTTCTCAATGTTTGATGCCGCCAACACAGTTGTAAAAGGTTGTTGTGCAGTGAACACCATAGCGGCGTTCTTTTTACATACACGATTGTATTGTTCCCACAGTTGATCAAGAGGAATGATAGTATCCCACTTACACGCAGTAGTGCCATACGGGAGATCAACTAACAACATATCAATACTGTCGTCAGCAATCTCAGGTAGAATTTCTAAGCAATTACCTATGCGTAAGTCTGTAACCATTCATCAATTCCTATAGTATATTCTGAGTTTAAAAGTTCAACAAGTCGTTTATCGCCAGACATCCAATCGTCATTGTCTGCTTTTTTACCGCCTGCTTGTGGAGAGAAATATTTTCTAAACTCTTCCTCGTTTTTCTTTAGTTTTTTAAACTTATCTTTAGAAATCAGTCGCACAACAGAATCATGCCCTTCTGGGTTCACACCAGCGAAACACAACCATTCCCAATCTTTCCCTTCTGCGACATGATTCATCATCCACTTGAAAGGTTTAATTTTACCTTTCTCTAGTTGAGCGATAGAGAATTTACATTCT